ACTTGATGCTAGTATTATGGGCAATAAAGTAATGCAATCTTTAGTACCAAGTAAACAAGCAGAAGCTATGGTAGAAGGTTATAATGTAATAGGTAAAATGGTGCAGTCATTATTAAATGCTCCTGAACAAGATAGAAGTGGTATGTATCAACATATGTTACCTATTATTAAAACTATTAATCCTAACGCATCTGATGGATTAGATTCTAATGCAGTTAATATGTTTATGTTAGCTGCTGGACAAGCTATGCCAGAGAGTCAATTATTCGGTGCTGAGAGAGCTAAACTAACTTCTGAATCTGCTATGGGTAAACTAGATGTTGATATTCGATCTAGATTGCAGAATGGTGAGACTATGGAAAATAGTCCATCACTTAGAGGAATGATTTCTGAATATAAACAGCATGAAGTTAATGCTGACTATAATAAGGAAAAATTAGACAGTATACAATATAAAAATATGATGGTTAATGCTGGACAAGCAAAAGACCAAGCACAAGCTAATGCAGCTAAATATCAAATTACTTCTAATATGAATTCTAAATTACAAGCTGAAAGTAAAAGATTTATAGAACTACAAGACCAAAAGAATACATTTGAAGGTGCTATGGATGCTATCGCTAGTGGTGGTGGTGGTGCTGCGCAAACAGCTGCTTATAGAAATGTCGCTATGATGTTTAATAAAGGCGCACTATCTGAACCTGACGTTGCTGCATTTGCTAATAGTGATAATACTGTTGCAGTTGCCAGAAAGAAATTAGAAAGTGTATATAGCCCTAACGGTATTCAAGCATTAAACCCTACAGAAATTCAAAGACTTAGAATATTAGTTGATAAAGTATATGAAAGAGCTTCTATTAAGCAACAAACTATAAATGACAGGTATAAAGGAATGGCACAGAAATTTGGTGTTGATGAAAAAGATTTGTCAATATATGATCCTTCTGCTCCTAATGACTGGATGCAACCTAATGTCCCACCAGATATTGCTGAACAGGCTCGTGCTGCTGTAGCAGCGGGCGCTAGTAAAGCTGCTGTAAATCAGAGAGTTAAAGAATTACTAAAAGGAAATCAATAATGGGTTCTTTTGATGATTTAATTCCTAAACAGCCAGATACAAGTTCTGTTGCTTCGCCTACAGATAATACTGTTGCGCCACCTAAGAATCAATTTCAAGATTTAGTTCCTAAACAAGAAGCACAACAAGAGCCAGTACATAATAGTGCTTTTATGTCTGCTATAGACGGCTGGAATAGGGCTTTTGGTAGAACTGCTGAAGGCGGATTACAATTATTATCTAATTATCTCCCAGATAAATTTAATAAAGCTGTTACACAATTGAATCAACAAAAAGAAAGAGAATATGCCCAAGATCTTATAGATCATCCAGTAGCTTCAAAAATAGGGGAGTTTGCAGGATATATTGGACAAGAGGCCTTATTACCAGTAGCTAAAGCTAATCTTGCTACTAAAATAGCATCTTATGCTGCTACAGGTGGGGCTTTAATGGGGGGTCAATATGGATCTCCAGAACAAAGACAAGAAAGAGGCTTATATGGGGCTGCAATGTCTGGCGTATTTGGGGCTGCAGGTGAACTAGGCTGGATGGGTGCTAAATCCTTATTAAATTCATCGGCTACATCTTCTCCAGGTTTATTAAGGAAATTATTCAAACCAGAAGGTGCTGCCACACAGGAAATTGCTTCTAATATTAGTAATACAACTAATTTAAACAATATGTTAGTTAGAGGACAAGCTGCTGAAAGAGTCGGTGTAACATTAACTCCAGGAGAAACTGTGGGAGGTAATATATTACCTCAGGCAGAGAAAGGATATTTAGTTTCTCAACAAAGTAAACTAGAAGCAGCTAAATATTTAAATGACAGATCTAGTGTATTAAAAACAAAAGTTAAAGATATTATTGATAATTTTGTTCCTGAAGGTGATGAAGTAGCTCAAACAACTAAAGCTAAAATGTATGAAGACTTAGCACCCTTACAAGCTACTTCTCAAACATCAGAAGCTTTATTAAGTCATCCTGTAATTTCTAATGAACTTCAAGTACTAAATAAAAATCATTTGATGCCTAAAGCTTTAAGAGAAATGCCTGATAACAGCGTATTAAAACTTGATGCCGTAAAAAAAGAGATTGATAGTCAATTATATAATAATAAAACATTTTTAAATGGCAATGAAAAAACAATATCGGCCTCTGAAAAATCTGTTTTACAAGATGCTAGAGCACAAATTGTTGATAGATTAGATAGTGAATATCCTCAATATGCTCAAGCTAGGAAAGTAGCTGAAAGACTTACATTAAAGAGTCAGATTAATAAAGAATTAGGAATGATTAAACCAGAACCTAGAGCTATAAATGGTGAGGTTACTTTAGATCAGATGTATAATAAATTATGGAGCACTCCTGAAAAACAATCTAGATTTATAGAAGCTGTTAAACGTACCGGTGGTAATGACTATCAAGCTTCTGATGTAATACAAGTACTAAATCAGATTAGACAATCGCCCTTAGAATCATTGCTTAAAGCAAAACCAGAAGGCGTTAATGCAGGTACTTCTATAAGAGGAAATCTTATGAATGGATCTGCGACTATCTTTAGTCGTCTTTCAAGTTTCGTAGATGATCTTACACTAGGTAGATATAATAAAGCATTGGTTGATTTAACAATTAATGGGAAATGGAAACCGGAAGTTGCTAAATTAATGTCTAAACCAAATGAACAAACATTATTAATGACATTTAAAAAAGTTTTAGATAAAGTATCTGTTGCTGGTCCTGGTATTTCTGCAAGACGTGTTGCTCATGTATTTGATGGTAGTGGTCCACAAGGTTTTACAGATACTTATTTACCACCACCAGGTGATTCTTATTTAGACGGCGAGTCTAAAAAGTAGTCTCATTATAAACGCACCAGATAACAAGTGCTGCAGTTAATAAACCTAGCCCCACTATGGGGACTAGGACACCAATACCTAAAGCTATCATCATTACAGTTGGCATAGTTTAGTCCTTTTTATTGTCAATCAAGTACTTAAGATCTGCTTCAAAGATTCTAGATTTTGGTTTTGGTTTTGGTGCTACAACCTCCCATTCGTAATCAAATTCTATTTCTTGAGCCAATTTCAAGACTTCTTTCCTAAGTACTCTAACACCCATCTTAGATTTTACAGCTTTATTAATTATATCCTCTTCTTCTTTAACAGACAAGGTGAAGTTTGGGCAATTAAAATGTTTCAATTCTTTTCTCATATTTGGAAGAATAAGAGTTTTCAATATCTTCTTATAATCATCCCTTTCCAATTTGTCAAGAGGTACGATATTATGAATACGACCTACTAATTCCGGAAGTAGTCCATATTTAATAACTTCTTGTTCCAAATCAAATTCATTATTTACTTCATGTACTTCTGTTTTAAAGCCAATAGATCTTTTATCACTTTCTTTACTAAGAGTCATTTTATCAAATGCACCGGCAAAGATAAATGAAAGATTGGCCAATTCAGTAGTGTTCTCAAACAGAGATAGAAACCCTGCTTGTACATGTTGGTTCCAACTACCACTGCTGTCGAATGATTTGGCTAGTTTATCTACTTCATCGATAAACACAACCATTTGATCTAGAGCACCATCTTTAGAAAAGTATATTTCTGGCTTTTCTTCTACCAACCTAGATGCTTCTTTTTTAAGAGTTTTAATCAGTCTATCAACACTAAATCCATCAGACGCGTTAGTAGGTGCTAATTGGTTGGCATCTATACAAACCAAAGGAAAATCACAAATCTTAGACAAAGATTGAACCAAATGGGTTTTACCTGTACCACTATTACCAATCAATAGACAGTTAACATTCTTAACTAAATCGTCATGAGCTACAGGTGTTTCAGCATGCCATATTTGGTGATAACGCATCTTAGAACGATTGACTAGTGTAATCAAAGCCATTTTAGCTGCTTTGTGTCCATATACCACTTTGTCTAGTTCTTTAAGAATAGTCTCGTTACTTCTAGAGTACAGCATATCATTTCCTTTTGTTGTATATATTATATATAATAACATATATTTGGAAGAATTGCTAGATGATTTTTAACTCTTTCAAGCGTTTTTTACATGAGCGTAGTTTGTTGAATTGATCAAAAGTATTAATGCCATAACTAAGTGAATCAGAAAGCGTCCCCATTGTGCTATTAGCCTGCATTAGATGGCCCAGGGTCATCGTTGTATTAAAGTACTCTGGTGCTATGATGAGCAAGGGGATAATCACGCTGAGTTGTCCGTAGAAGCTCTGGAAGTACTGTAGATGCTTGAGTTTCTTCGCTAGTTTTAGTTGAGTGTCAATACATTTACGAAAATTTAATTTTGTCAAGGAATTTCTATATGTAGCTTCTAGCATTTGATTTTTATAATTAAGGTGGACTAATGGTGCCCCAATATAATGAGCAATGACAGTGGATAGAATACTATAACCTATTATCCATATTAGCCACACAGAATTAAAGTTGAATATGATTGATAAAGAGAATAAGAGAACATACAGGAAAGCCTTAAAAGCACCGCCGCCTAATACAATACATAAGTTAGGGTAGTCAAAACAATCAGCTTGAATTCTTTGAGAAACGTTTTCTATTTTTGATGTCTTAAATTTATTAGCTAAAGCGCTAAGTTTCTCTCTCCAAGAAATAGCTGCTCTTGTTCCAAAATAAACACTGGAGGATGTTACAAAACAAAGAACTAGGGTTAATACGGCAAATATACCTAAATAAAAAAAGAATCCATGAATATCTTTAGTAGATACTGCATTCCAGAAATGTTCTCTCCAGAATGTCAAGCCTAAGACTAATAATACTTCTAATATATTTACTAGTCCTAGGGCAGTGAGCCATTTTATCATTTGCAGATCCCGACTAATCGTTCGTGCTCTAATTTAGCAATACAATTTAATACACCTTGTTCAAGTCCCTGAGTATAAATATAATGTAATTGGTCAGAAAGAATCTTTTCACCCTCACTAATAGATGAAGCTGTTTTAATGTCGTCAACTAATGATTCTGCCATTAAATCGAAATAAAAATCCTGTGATCCTGCCATTAAATCGTAATTTAAATCCTGTTTCATATAAGCACTCCTTATTTATTGACTACCATAAGTCATTGACTAGTTATCCTCTTGTTTACTAATAAATTGTCTATCGTATAATTCTAGTGTGTGTGCTAAATGGTCTATCGTTTGTAAAGCATTAGCAAGTAATGTAGCTTTACCATTTAGACTATCTCCCTTATGATCTGTTACTTCTTCTTGGTAGTAATCTTTAAGTCTTTTTTTGAGGAGTACTACTTCAAATAATATATAGTCATAGTTTTCATTATCCATAAATATCTCCTTTTTCTCATTATAATATATTTATAACTATTTGTCAATAACCAATTCTAGTGTGCTATATGCTTTATATATGAATGATATGGCAGCTTTTAATGCAAACTTATCTTCAATACTAAGTATCGGAGCACAAGCTAAATACCCTAATTGTCCATTTAACGATTTTAATGAATCTCGCACAGACTTAATTGAAATGTCATCCTTAATTTCTTCTTCTTTTTTATATAATAAGAAAGTCATATTAATCCTTCTCCCAACATAGAAAACATAATATATTTATCTAACTGATCGCTAAGCCTAGTTTTTAATATAGATTCTAAATTATGATTATTTAGTTTTAAAGAACCAGGATTTTGTATATTTAGTACTAAACCAAATATCATGTAGCTGTTAATTTTATGAAGGAGCATGGAACCCGCACATGTTATTAATTGGTCGTATGTGTATATAACGCCCCTTCTCTTTTTTAGTTTGTATATAGACGAAGGCAGGCATCTAACAGTAAGTTCTTCACGACCCCCTGCCTTGATTTCTACTACATAATACAGCTTAGTCATTATGATAACCTCGTCTTACTTGTCATTTTAATAGGCGTTCTACCAGCATAACACATACAGTCTTTACATTGATATGTTTGCCATAAGGTCTTACCTGATGCTTTAGTTCCCCATTTTGTTAAATTACTTCCATTACAATGTCTACAAGTAACGTCCGTAGCAGAGTTGTGAAGTGTAGCAAGATTTAATTTGGGTTCAAAATGCTTTTTAAGTTTGTTCCACAGAGTACGAGTATCACATGTATCTTTCTTACCATAGAAACACATCTTATCCATTGCTTTTTTACCAACTTTTAATATAGCATCTATAGATGTTCTGTATTGGTTATTGCATACAGCATTTATACTGACTTCATCTAAGCGTTTATCTTGTAATAATTTTTGAACATCAAAATATCTATCAATATCAATCCAATCTTGAAGTTCCATTTTAACCTTACCACCTAGGCCTAATTGCGCAGATATATAATCTAACGATTGTGAGGGAAGTCTAAAATATCTCCTCATTTGTTTTTCTAAGTCGTCTGCGTATTTAGACCAAGACGGATTACCTGGAAGACCTTGCAACATTCTATGTGCATTAAGCATTTTAACGTCAAATCTATCACTATTCTTACCAATAGTGTGATCGGCTTTTTCAAGTAATAGATCAAACTCTTTCATCATTTGTTCTGTACCGCCTTCTGGCGTCCATTTAATAATTTGTACAGGGTCATCATTCCAGCAATATGTAATACAAATTAATTCCCACATGTTTTTATTAGGAAGTAATTGTTGATGTCGAATATGATTTTCGCCGCAACCCCAGACATAAGCCTGCAGCGGAAGCGATTCTATATCATAAAATAATATGGATGCAGTTTTAACACCACCTTGTACTTTAGTCATTAATTACTCCTAAAAGGATTATGTATAGAATACTATAAAAATTTGTTTGTGTCAACATTAATTATTAATAAGGTATTTTAATGTGTCTTTGATATGTAAAATATAGTCTTTTAAAAACCCTTTAGATGGTTTTAAATTTAATTTTTTTCTAAAGACATTTTCTAAAGTTGTTAAAGGGCACTCATCCGGACTAAATATTACTCGTATAACTAAAGCAATAAGAGTTATAGCGACAAACCACGGGATAAATAAAAAACTAATTAAACAAGTAAGCACAAAACTTAAAAAAGTTACATAATGAAGTAATACAACAAGGCATAAAACTAATTTAGTTAATTTCATTCTTAATCCCAAAAAAATGGCAAGTGTTTATGTATATATGTCCAAGCTTCTTTCTGTCTATTTTTCTCTATTTCTTTTACTCTTTTAAACGCTACTTCATATAGTTTATCAAAATACTTTTGTGAATGTTTATATGTATGTGTTAATGTATTATTTTGTCTTATAATTGGATTAATTTTAAGTAAATAATTTATACTTTTATCATCATAATAGTCATAAGCAGTTTTTAATTTATGTGCTGCATAAATAGCTCTTCTTCCATGCTTTTTACTATTAACACAGTTTCCATATTTAATCATTGTATTTCCTGTAACCTCTAAACTTTTAGAAAATAAATCAATATTATATTGATAATCCCAACATCTAAAATTCCAAGCAGCAGGGATCATCCATTTAAGATTGTCTTTAAAAGCTTTAAGATTATAATAAAAATCTTTTAATTTTTTCATTGTTTATCTATCCAATTAAATATAGTTCTAAATAATCTATAAGTAACATAAAACATTATAAACGCTGGTCCTGCTGCTGATATTAATAAAACACCATCTGGACCAAATACATTGAGTAGCACTAAAGCTATTATAATAGGAATTGCTAAATAATTCATTATAGTTTCTCCTTATTCTTTTCATTATACGTTAATTTCTTATGACAGTCAAGACATAAAATTTCAAATCCATCTTTTTCACAGAATAGTCGTTGACAAAATGGTCCAATATCACCAAAACTTTTAAGACTGCCACAGGGAATTATATGATTAACTTCTACATGTGCTCTTATAAACCATTGTTTACATGTTTTACATGGATATTCCCATTTACTTCTCCCTCCATTCTCTTTAGGTCTTCTAATTTCTGCTAATACTTCATTCTTTGGTCTCCATCGAATAGACATTCGTCTTAAACCTGAACGTATCCATCCAAAGAAGGCTGCCTCAGTAAGCGTTCCACCATTAAATGGTCTATCTTTTAATTTTTTCATTCGTCCACTTAATCCAACTGTATACATTCATGCAGGCATACATACCCGCTGTAAATATTAAGCCATAGCTTTTAGTGCTGTAGCCTATGTATGCCAAGGATAATTCTGCTAGAATAAAGATGACAAAGCCCCATTTGTTTTTATTAGCAATACATAGCATGCCTATAAGGGCACTAAAGAACACGGCTATATTTGCTATAAGGAGCATTAAAGTCATAGATTTTCCCCGCCCCATCGACTAAGTCTACTTCTTTCACAGTCTTTTAGATAAACAGCTTTAATAAAGTCTTCATTCCCAATTCTAGATTCTAGAATTGTAAGGGCATTGTTGTGAATAGTTAGTTTTCGATTATCAATCTGTGAGGTGTCGCCTAGACATACAATTTTAGAGTTTTCACCTATGCGGGTGATAATAACCTTTAATTGCTGTGGTGTGAGATTCTGCACTTCGTCGATAATTACAAATCTACCGCGTAAACTTCTACCACGAATATGTTGAATAGAGATTGTTTTTATCTTACTTTCTATAATAGATTGTGTAGTTTTAGAGTCTCCTACTAACATCTCTAAGTTATCCATTAAAGCACCCATCCAAGGCAATAGTTTTTCCTCTAATTCCCCTGGTAAATGTCCTAAATCCTCACCGACGCCTGTAGGTCCTCGAGTAAATATTATCTCTTTATACATGTGTTGCTCTATAACCAATTCTAATGCACTTGCAAGCGATAATAAGGTCTTACCACTACCTGCCCCACCATTAAGCACTACGAGCTCCACGGAAGGGTCTGTCAAGTATTTTAAAGCGACTTTTTGCTCTTCATTTTTTGGGGCAATACCCCACACTTTATAACTCATACTCTTCTCCAAGCTCTGTTAAATTTAATGTTGCTGATTGTTTGCTCACATACACCAAATATTCGAGCGATAGTTCTTTGGTTTAATACAGCTTTTTTTAATAATACTTTTATCTGCACAACATCTTTTTCTGTTAATTTTGCATTACAATGGGTTTCTCCAATCCCAGTACTTAATCCCATGTCAAACGCATGTTTCATATTTTCTTCTTGAGTACACATTTCTAAATTTTCTAATCTATTATCTGTCTTAATACCATTGATATGGTTTACTTGAAGTTTAGGATCCCAGTTATCTAATAAAATTTCTGCTATAAGTCTATGTATATCTTTATTATATATTCTATTATTTGTAGATAGTATGATAGCTAAATAACCGGCATTGTGTAGTGCTGGTTTTAATTTCTTATAAACACCAGATTTTGTTGAGTATACATTTCCCTTCTTCGTTACAAAATAATTTGGGTGGTTAGGTATGGGATAATATTTTAAAGCTTCTTCTTCACCCATTATAAGTCTCCATCATTATTAATTTTGGCAACTATTTTGGCTGAAAATTGACCTGCTAAGAGAAAAGATTTAAAATCTTCTAAAATTTCATATATTGTTTGATGTTGTCCAGACACTAAGACTTTTCTATAGTCTTCTCCATCTATATCACTTTCCATAATAAAAGTATATTTATTTAAGATCATTTAAATAATCCTCACCGTTACGTTTCTGATTATCAACGATATATAAGAGATTAGCGATTTTATATTCATCCTTATATGTATTATACTATATATAAAAGAATTAGTCAAGATGTTTCCATTGTTTCCGTTTTATCAATTAAATAATCTTCATAATTAGGGATAGGTTTCATAAAACTACTCCTAGTTGTTTAATATAATCTGAACCTCGATTATAATCAGGGCCAACTATATATAATAAATCTGCTATTTCATAGTAAGTATCGATTGCTTTTTCTTTATAATATTCATTATAAATTTTAAAAACTTTATAAGCCATATAAAGTTCAGTTTTACATTCAGATAAAATTTTACTACTTTTTACAGGCCCAAGATTAGGTATTCCCGGTATATTATCGACACTATCACCTGTAAGCATTTGATGAAAGAAAAAAGCTTTTCCTGTACCTCTTTGATTTTTAGTAGGTAAAACACCAATACCACCATCTACTACATATCTTTCTTGTGTAACCCAGTGATAATGTTTTCCTTCTATCATAGAAATGTCTTTGTCTATGTGGGATGCAATAGTGTTATCAGTTTGGTAAATATGAAGAGCATCATCTGCCTCAAATCCATCTATTTCCTGTGCACCCCAATGCTTAATTAAATACTCTCTAATAGAGGCATAATGAAGGGGTCTAGCGGGGCGATTGGCTTTATAACCTAGCCCTTTAGGACCAGGTGTTTTAGCAAGCTTAAAACGAAAATTAGAGCCATTAGAAGGAGAGAGCCATAAATTAAGGGCTCCAATGTTATTTAATGATTTTAATTGGGATTTTACAATATAAATCGCATGTTCTAAAGGTTCTGTTATTTTATATCCTTCTAAAGAGAATTCTTTTAGAGCTAACGTCTTGACTTTTTGAATAATTTGTGATTTAGTGTGTTTATTACCAAAATCATAGGTTTTCTTAGGGGTTACTAATTTATAAGCCTGTTTTTCGACTGCAAATGCGGAGCGATAGAGAATTTCATCGGCTTCTATATTTAATAGTAATTTACTCATAATCCCTCACTCGAATCATGGCCTAATTTATCAAACATATCATCAACATCTTTACATCTTACAATTCCTTCACCCTTTCTAGCCTCCTCAATAGCTTTAGCCGTTTCTTTATTAGGATCAAGTTGCTTTCTTGATACCAACTCATTAAATATTGCTTTTATATTAAGAATAAGATTGGACATAATTCACCTTTAATATAAAGGGCGCAATTAGAGCGCCCTTCCTTAGGTATTATTAAAGTTCAATTTCTAATGATTCAAAATCATCATCTAAGTCATCTAAAGATGAATCTGCTTTAATTGACTGAGTAATTGTTTTTGTTTGACTGGGTTTTGACTCATTAGGTTTATTATACTCTCCTGATTTAACCTCCTGCTCTAATGCCATACTAAGGTTTAGAAGTTCTCTAGCTACTTGACCCACTTGTTCTACACTTGTTTTAGTGCCTTGTTGGGCAACAACAATAGCTACAGCATCGTGTAATGTAGCACCTACTTTAACACCGGCTTCATTATATGGTGTTTTAGTTGCAAAAGAATTTCCGCCCCCTCCTCCGTTAAATGCGGGTTTGTTAAATGCGGGTTTAGGTTTAGCTGTAAAAGTACTGGCCGCCTTAATTTCTTTTAAATTCCAGAAACCTTGAGGAGCCCCTTCTTTTTGTGCAAAGACTTTAACTAAGACAAGTTCATCTCCATTTTTAGCTGCGGATTTTAGCAGTTCTTTTTCTTCATTAGAGAAATTACTTGTCAACTTGGAAGCTGTAGATGCTTGGTTACTGTCATTATCTGTACGAATGTAGTTAATAGTAATTTTATCTACTTTAGTACCTTCTCCAGTACGTTCGTAGCCCGTAATTTTACCTTTTTGTTGTGATTCCTGTCCGTTTGTAAAAGCCATATAGTTATCTCCTTAGTTCATGTTATCAAACTCTTTTAAAATACCGGTAAGAACGTTGGCTACTGTAGCATACAATAAAATTGTATGACTGCCTACAAATAGCCCCGTTATTACACAGCTTAGCGAAACAAAGTATAAGTATCTATGTAATTTTATATTATGCTTCATAATTTTCCATTAAGTAGAAGTTATTACCTACTTTTACGTCTACTTTAAATTTAAAAGGGGCGTCTTTCTTTAAATACTTTTTAAATAAAGTCGGTATATCCTCCATTATACCTTTAATTTTAGGGACTGTCAAGCTTAATTTATCTTCTTTTACGTAAAACTCAATACTATCATGCACCTGATTAATCATCTTAACATCGTCATTATTCAATGATAGAATGTATTGAAAGATTTCACTAGTTGCAAGAGCTACAACATCTGCTGCACCGCCTTGTACCGCATAGTTCTTCATCTGTGTAGGTGAGAAACCTGCTCTTACCTTTCCAAATTTATCATATTGTCCCATTTCTTCAAATGCATATCGCTTACCTGTAATAGATTGGTAATAACCAATATCTCTAAATCTATCATTTATGTAATCTGCGTTTAATTTATCTTTCATAATCGGAAGCAATTCTATTCCACCAATAAATCTTTTAGAGTACTTATTAAACCCTTTTCGAAAATTAGGTATGTGTTTAGATAATGAGGGAAATTTATTACTGTTTACAGTACTAACTACTTTATCATTAAACTCTTTAACGCAAGGATAATCTTCATCTTCTTTGGTAAAAATCTTTTTAATAACATCCTCATCTAATCCTGTAGACAGGGCTAGTTTTTTAGGTGAAGCACCATAGGCTTTTTGATAACTAATAGTCTTAGCTTTACTACGCTTTAATTCCCATTCTGGTAATTTATCTATTTTACACAATTTGTATACGTCATTATAGGCCATATCTTCTGCGTAAGAAAGGCGTAATATATGAAAATCAACTCCGTCTAATAGGTCATTAGTAAGTTTAGGATCTTCACTAATCATTGCTAGAATATAAATTTCTAGCTGACTAAAATCTATAGACACACATTTGTAACCGACTGGCGCTATGAATTGATTTTTAATATATTTCTCCATGCCTCCTTTACTTGTAATGTTTTGTAAATTAGGTTTAGATGAACTTAAACGCCCAGTTGCTGTAGCTGTATTATTGTAGTGTGGGTACAATATCCCGTCAATAGAATAGTTAAGAAATGGCTCAAGATAAGTTGAGCACACTTTCTCCACTTTCATAGACAGTTTTTGTAATTTACAATATTGTTTAACTAATGGATCTTCAATTGTATTAGAAATTTTTTCAATAATTTCAGCACCAGTTCTATACCTGCCGTTTACTTCACTAGGTGATGTTAGTGTTATGGGCAAGTTAAATCCGTGAATTTCTATATTAGTTTCAATAATTTTAGTCTTGGGTTTACCATTTTTATAAAATCCAGCGTCTTCTCGTTTCTTACATTTAATACTTCCACCAAACAACAGGGCACTCTTATGTGTAGGAGACTGTATATTAAATGGTGGTAAGTCTGGATCAGACCAGAATTGGCTAACAATCTCTTCGGACTTTTGTAAAAACTCTATAGATTTAAGTTTCAAAGCTTTTAATGTTTTTTCTGTATTTATTAGGTCAACTTTAATCCCTGTAGTCATTGTAGATACTAGGGCTAACATATACATGTTATATGTTTTAATAACATCTACCATACCGAGTCTTTTAGCTCTTTCTATTTGTTTAACAGCTATTTCAAATGTAGAACTGCCGTCTCCATAACAGTATTTATTAAATAATTCAAATATTCTTTTATGACTGTTTTTATGTGCTATGATTACATCAGCACCAATCCCTTTTTTAAATAGTTTAGAAATTCTATCTTCTTTTACTTTTTTATCTAAATAGATTAATTGCAGTTCTGCAAGGGAAGCAAATGCATGTCGTTGTCCAGACATAAGATATTCAGCAATTTGAGTATCCCAAGTAAAGCCCCCTCTTTTAATAAAGGCTTGAAAAGACTTGTCATGCCATATGTAAGCTAAATCGAATGGTGCATTATGTGCGATAATACAATCGGATTGTTCTAAAGCTTTGACGCAACCTTCAGACAAGGTTCTTTTGAATCCTTGTAAATTATGCTCTACATTAATAGCTTTAGGATGTGTCCCATAAATTAATGTGTATATATCATTTTTAGGATCACGAAATGTGCCTGAATGGATAGTTTTTCCAATACTGGTTTCTGTATCTAGAACACAAAATTTAGTCATTTATCTCTCCATTACCACGGCAATTGCTCGTAACTACTATATTTAGGATTAATCTGACATGTAAATTTAATAGGTTCCCCACGTTTTACTTTAGGGGTACTAATAAATCTCAAATGTGGATTACTAGGTTCTCTACCAATACCAATAAAAGTTTCGGCTGAAGCCACTTTAGCTTTACAACCTAATACATCTTGTTCACTTAAGAAGCGTTTAGTCTTTTCTTCGCCAGTTTCTTTATCAAAGTATCCTGTATTACCTGATTGTGTAGTTCCTATAATTGGGCAGGAACTAAGTGAAATTCTTCTAACACTATCGTACAATTTCTTCAACGATATAGCATCCTCTTCATTAGCTAATGAATCTAACATATCGATAATAACTAATGATGGATTATATTTTCTAATCTTTTGTTCTACGAAATCCAATTGTTGTATTCCTAATTGAAATACGACAAATTTATCAATATCATATTCTTCTATGAATTTAGCACGAATTTCAGTACGTTTGTCAACAATTTCTTCCATACCTTCTTTATATACATCTCTATATAAATTAGACCAAAATCTACCATAAATATCTGCGGGAGTTCCTTCGCTATTAAAATAAAGAATAGGGCCTGAGTCTTTTACATTAGATAAATGTTTAAAGGCATGTACTGCCTGAGATATAGTAAATGCTGATTTACCAGTATTTTTATCGGCAGCTATAACAACAAACTGCCCTTGAATTAATCCCCCCAAACTATTTTGTAATTCAGGAAGAAAGTAAGGAATACCCTTAGATTTATCTAGTATTTCTAAATCAACAGTAGTGGCTGTAATAGCATCAGGGTCAACAGCATTGTGTGTTAATGTGAAAGTTGTTGATTCAAATTTATCTAAAATATTTCGTAATTCTGTAATATTTAAATTATTAATATTTTTATTTAAATCCTCAATAGCAACTTGTTTTATAAAGTTAACTAGGCAAGACTCTCTTGATTCAGGAGCTGCATTCTTAATTGCGGGAAATACATAATCTTTATAGTAATCTAATTCTTCATTTGATAAATCTTTATAATGCCAGTTTTGAGAAAATTCTGTGTAGAATAAACCAAAATCTATGTGTTCGTGGTTCGCGAACTGAGAATAATATTTCTTATAATCTTGTAAGATTAGTTTAGTGTCAGGAAGGAGTCTTTTAATATCTAAGAGATAAATATAACTGTCATAATCAGCTTTAAACGACAGTATGTTTAACAAAGCTGCTTCTAAAGCTACATCTGGACTAACTATATTTATGTTGTTCATTATAACCTTATAGTGTGATGTCTATAGGGTTATAATAACATTTATCTACATTTGTGTCAAGGTTTACTAGATTAAAACTTATATATTAAATGACACATTGGAAAATCCATACTAGCTTCTCTAGTATCTAAAGGAGGGTGAATATTGTCAAGACTAATAGTTTCATGACCATATTTATCAATCATTCGTTGCCAAAGGGCCTCACCTGCACATGGGTCATAACCAGCACGCAAAGCTAAATAAACACCATATCGATCAGCGTTTGATTCATTAATAGTAGGAGATATAACGGGAATATCCCAATTTAATAAATGGCCTAGCATAACATGACCAATTTCATGACCTAAAATAATAGCCATTTCATCGTCTGTTTGTAAAAATTCTAGCATCGCTGTCGTGATTGTAACTGTTTTGCCGTCTGTGTATGCATTAATTGCGTCACTTTCATCCACAACTAGTGCAGGAAATTTAACACCACTATCTGTGTATGTTTGAAGGGTTATAAAAACAGCGTTAGCATGTTGTATTTTTGTTTCTAAATCCATTTTGGCTGATTTAAATGCGAAAACACTAGCAAGACCTAGTGTAACTAGAGATATTATAAGGATTCTGATATATTTATATTGAAATAGTTTTTTCATTGGCTCCATCATCATTTATATAATGTTTTAATTCTGTACTTACATATTCTTTTGGGTCTTTTTCTGTAGTGATA